AGCTCACGCAGCCAAGCCTTTTGCTCGTCTGTTGGCCTACCGCCTTTGGCCTTCAGCTCGATAAACAGTCCGTGATATTTCCCGCAAGCCACTGGCAGACACAAATCAGGAACGCCAGCTTTCATTCCCTCGGCGCGCAGCTTGCCACCCGCGCCCCGGCTGCGCTTCCCGGCGTTCGGTATGGCAAACAGCAGCGCCAGTTCCGGCACTCGCCCAGACTCGAACTTAGCCCAAGTCACCAATGCGACCTGCTCGGCATGTTCACGCTCAACGCGCGGCTTTCTGCGCTGCGTCGCGCGCCAGGCGGCTTGTGTGATTCGTTCAGTCAATCCACACCCCCTATCGCCGCCGCCAGATTCCGCGCCGCCTCGACGACGCTGTCGCCGGCCTCGAACTCAAGCCGTTGAGTCATTTCGCCTCTACCTCCTCAATAAAATATTTGCACTCAGGGCAATAAATAACCCCGCCTGCACGCTGGAGAGTTCCAGCGCAAATCTCTGAATGCCTCGGCGTAAGCAGATGTGGACCGCGCGCGGCATACCTACGCCAAGCCTCAATGGACGCGCCCAATTCGGCGAGAGTGGCGACGAGCGGTTGCCCGCCGGCCCAATACCGGTACTTATAGATCGCTCTTATCGGGATATGCAGGTCGCCCTTTTGATCGAACCAAGCAGGGCCGCCAGACTGCTCGAACACGGCGCGCTCGGCTTCCCTTCTCGCGCTCTCCTCTTTGGCTAACCGCTCAGCCTCCGCACGTGCGGCCGCCTCTCTGGCTCTGCGCTCTGCCTCAAGGCGCGCATTTTCCACTTCCTGGCGCTTCCATTCTTCGTATTCCTGCTTCCTCTTTTGCTCGAGCTCCTCTCGCTGCCGCTCTCGCTCGCGGTACAATTCCTCCCTGCGCTGCGCCTCTTGCTCGCGGCGCATCCGCTCCTGATATTCCCGCTCCCGCTGTTCCTGCTCGCGCCTTAACCTTTCCTGATGCTGGCGAAAGGCCTCCTTGCGTGCCAACTCCTCGCAGGCCTCACATATAGCCGGCGGGGCTGGATAAGTAATGCCGGCCCCCTGCGCATCGATCGCAAGAACGTCCGCCGATTCCACATTGAGGAAATATCTGCCGGTTAAGACCTGGCCGGCGCCGATCTCGAACCATTTCAACCGAGCGGCATTAAACTCGCCCTTCTTTTCATCGTCGACGGCATGCGTGTAATAAATCTCAGCCGCGCCAACGACATCCGCACCGCGCAGGCAGGCTATATCAGGCCTGCGCCGACCCACCTTCCATTCCGGCTCCGCATGGTCGTAATTCTCAATTCGTAGGTATGAATAGCGGTGGCCACAACGACCGCAGCGGTAAACGAGTGAGGCCCGGTGATATTTATTAAATTGCTGAGTGAGAAAAGCCTTTGCGTTCAGATGTACCGCCGACTCGCCGCCGGCCGCACTTCGACAAGCGGAACCCGGCAAATGCCTAAAATGGTCCTCAATGTTTTGATTGGGCAACACGAGTACCACCTCTTCATTGCATTCCGGACAGATAAAACCCTCCGGCCTGCCCTTAGTCGACCCGCGATACTGGTCAAATTCCCGAATGTTGACCTGTCGACCGTCAAGCAATGCGAAACGGACCAGCATCCCCGCCAGGTGAATGTCTACCATCCGGCCTCCTTCGCAGCCTGCTTCCAGCCTACGGCTGCAGCCTTCTGCGGTCGCTTCGCTGGCTTCTTCTGCTTGCCGCTATCTTGATGCCCATTGAGACTCGCAGGCGCTGGCTCGAGACTCTGAACCTTTTGCGGTTCAACTGCAGCACTCTCAAAACGAGATTGCTCGCCAAAGAAAACGAGATTAATCGTCACGTCCTTTTTGCCGCCTCGATGCTTGGCTATCACGAGCCGCCGGCCAGGGTTTTCTTCGTCGTCCCAATCCTGCGGCATCAGGAACATAACAACGTCGCTATCCTGCTCGATCGATCCGGAGCCTCTGAGGTCAGAGAGCTGATAATCCTTGTTCGCGCGCTTGGAAAACTCTCGGTTTAACTGACTCAGAACGATGACCGGGATGTCGTGCATAATTGCGATCCGCTTCAGCGTCCGACTTATCTCTGAAAGCCGTAAATGCTCGTTCTCGCGCCTCTCGTCAGAGTCGAGCAACTGCAGGTAATCCACGATCAGAAAATCCAGGCGCTTATATTTGCGCTTCACCTTGGCAACGCGCGCGGCCAGACTGCTAGCCGTGACCTTTGAAAAGCCTTCAACGTACTCGAGCGGTAGCCGCTTGATCTCTTCGGCCTTCTCTCGCACGAATCCCTTTTCATCGTCGGTCAGATATCCGGTCTCAATCCTGTAGGAGTTGATTTGCGTGAAGGTCGAAAGCGTCTTGACCATCAACTCGTCGGTCGGCATCTCGAGGGAGATAATCAGCCCGACGCGCGGGCCGTCTGGTCCCGGCTGTGAAACGATCCGCTGCCCGAAGTTGAGCGCGAGCGTCGTCTTGCCAATGCCCGTGCCGGCTGCAAGCGTGTAATACTTCCCGCCTCGGAAGCCGAGCAGCGCCTTGTCGAGATCCGGAAATCCGGAGGCCAGGCCGACCATCTCGGCGCCAGCCTCCCATCGCCGCTCGAGTTCTTTCATCGCCCGCTCGATCGCCATCTCGCTCGAGATCAAGTCATCAACAGCCTGAGCCTCGGTCAGTTCATCCACCTTAACGCGGAGGAGTGAAAGCATTTCCTCGAGGCGCACGTCGTTCGACATCGACTCGTTGAACAGCCAATTCGCCACGTGCGCCGACTTCCGGAGCGTAGCCGCATCCTTGATCAGTCTCACGTAAGACGTGACATCGCTGAATCGCGGAACCCCGTCAAAAAGAGTCGAGAGAGCAGCGGGCCCACCTACACGCTCGAGGTTTCCCGCCCTAGTGAGCTCGGCCTGCAGCGTCAGCGGATTTATCGCCCGATTGCCAGTTATGTCACCCCGGTCAATCGCCCGCATTGCCAGGAAAATCATTCGGTGGGACTCGATCGAGTACTCCTCCGGAGTCATCTGGTAGAGCACCTGCGGGGCGAGCCCGTTGTCGAGCAAGACGCACCCAAGCGCCATTCTCTCGGCTTCCGGCTGTGATGGCAGCTTGTCGACCTGATAGATCATTGAGCCCCCTTCACGCAGTCACACCGCCGGGCCCGCGTCTCGCCCTTAGTCGGGTCTGGCCGGACCCAGCCGCCGACACACTGCCCGCAATAAACACGCTTCGGCCCGGCGCCATTCTTCAGCGAACCGCTTTCAGCGTAATCATTTAGCGTGTTAAGCAGGTTGAAGTGACTCAACTGCAGCTTGGCGCGTTCGCGTCGAAACCATACGAGCCAATTGTCCAATGTCTCGGCCGTCCAATGGCGGGCCCGTAGCGCCGCATAGGTTTTCTCAAGTTGCGGGCGATTAGTGGCCAGTACAGGGAATAAATCCTGCAGCCTCTCGCCGAGTTGCTGGGTTTCAGGAGTACTCACCGCACCAACATCGCGCGCAGGTTGCGGCGCGCTTTTCGTCTCCGTCTCCGTCTCCGTCTCCGTGCGCAATTGACAGTCAATTGACTGCCTGTTGACCGTCAATTGACCGTCGTCCGGCGGGCTTTCGTCGGTCGGCGACTCGCCTGCAGACGGGAATTTGGCTTTCATCTGACGCGTTCTCTGTCGAAAGTTCTGGATCTCCAGAAACTGCCGGCCCCTGCCATCAACGTAACAGCGAAGCAGTCCGGCCTTTTCGCACGCAGCGAGCCAGCGGGAAATGTCGGTATCACGTGTCTCTGGAAGGAGAGGGAACAGGTTGGCTTTCAACAGCCGAGGATCAGCGTGAAAACGCCCGAAGTCGTCGGCCTTCATAATCAGCCGAACGAAAAAGCGTTCTTCCTGCGCGTCAAGGTCGTTGACCGCGTAAGAATCCGTCCAATCTCTTAGGATGCGATTCGGCAATGGGCTCCTTATTTACCTGACGCTTGAATAATTGGGTCAGTAAAAAGAGGTTCCTTTACCTCCTGCCTCGCCAACCACCGCAACACCTCGCGCGCCGCCTTCGCATCCCCGAGCGCCCTATGGCCCCCGACCTCGATCCCGATCTCATAGCAAACATTCTCCAGCCGCGCCCACCGCGCCAGACCGTGAAACTCGCCCCACGCATTCATCAAGCAATGCCATTCGTGATCGCGCGCCTCGGGGCCGAACGTTTGGACAATCATTTTGGAATCGAACGCGGCGTTATAAGCAAGCAGTGGCGAGCCGCAGATGATCAAATGGACGATCGGCCACAAACTCTCCGCGTCCATTCCCTGATCAGCCATCTCCATCGTTATGCCGTGGACCCGCATCGCGGCCTCTGGTATTTGGCGAGTCGGTTTAATGAGCGAGGAGAACTCGAAAGTTCCCCTCGCGTCCACAATGGCAATCTCGACGGCCCT